GTGTACTTACCTTTAGTAGTTGTCTGTTTTAGCTCAATAGCAATTGTTTCAGATTTAATACCTGTTTTTCTATCAGCTGCTACAATTTCATTAGCTACGTTGGGTGGTAGCATAGCTCTAAGATCTTTTTCAGATATTTGAATATCAGGGGCAGATTTAGGGTTTGCATAACCCATTGCTCTTGCCTGTGCTTGGTTAGGGCCGCCTAAGAATCCAATAAAAGACTCTAATTGATAAGGACCACCTGCGCCTTCTCCAGAGAAAAAATCAGATAAGGTTTTTAAATTAAGTATCTCTGCTCTTTGTTTAGGGTTTGTTCTATATTTGCCTGATGTGACTTTTCGAATGGCTTTTTTAAATTCAGCAGGAGTTTTTCCATCGAATATAAACTTTATATCAAGATTCATTATTGAATCCTGTATAAGTCTAAAGTACGTCTAATATGTTGAGGAAACCCTCCTGATAAAGAGTTTTTCTCACTACGCTCACCTTCAAAAGAGAATCCTTTTTTCTCTTGATCTTGTTTATATATTAGTTTAATAACGTCAAGAGTTGCCATTTGTAAATCTTGAGGAATATCGGAGGATTCATACCCTGCGCGATATTCAATTTTAACCCCTGAAGGAAAAGGCATAAATCCTGGAGGACCACTAAGTGTCATTGATGGGTAGTTATGACTAACTGTAGGATAATTGCCTCTAACACCTACAGATCCTGTGTCCCGTGTTACTTCGCCCATATCTCGACTAAAGTTATAATCATTTACAGCATTATGTACGTCATTAGCTTCTGTAGTACCGTTCTTACCATCAAAATGGATAAGCGTAACAGTATCTTGATCAGGCCTAAATCTTTTAGTAGGAGTTGTAAAGTTAGCTGTATAACGAGCTGTATCAGATACCCTAACTTCGTCTATATATCCTTGAAAGTTTGTGCCTATCTCAATATTTGAAGTGAATGTATGATTGGATACTGCATATACATTTGAAGCATTTGAGATGACATTACCGTTATAAAATAAGTATAACTTTTCATCATCCAGCTTTCTTGATACTGCTACGTGCGCCCAACGACGTTTTGCAAACTGTTGAGCTTCTATTAAAACATTAGGAGCAGTAACTATAGTAGATGTTCCAGAGATATTTGATTCAAAAGCTAATCCATTTGCGTTTGATAAACGAAATTGCATATAATTTGAAGCGTCTGTATTAATTGCGAATAGGACGTTGTCTTGAATAGTCGGCACATCAACGCGAATAAACATCTCAATGGTAAAATCACCTTCTTCAAATTTAAGTTGTTCAGGAACATTACCAGAAACTAGAAAATCATCTTTATCTAATTCTAAAGAAGATTGCCCAAACTTCTTAATCTTGCCATTAATATGAGCATCATTTTTAAATATAATACTCATCTCGTCAGAGTCGGTTGAATTAGGTCTGCCTATAGTAGAAGGATCGGCAAGAATTTTATCTTGAGTTCCATCGAATTCAGTAACTTGATAAACATTAGAAAGTGGAAGTCGAGAAATCATAACAGAAGACTTACCTCCATCAAACACTTCTACATAATCATTAGCTAATACTTCTTGTCCGATATAGTGCTCGACCATACCAGTGGCATAACTAATAATATTAGCAAGCCTAGCATCTGCTGTTGTACTAGAAATTGAGAGATAATCTTTCACCTGAGTAAGAGTAATAAAAGGGTATTTACCCATATTCTCTTCTAATCTGTCTACCATAGGAATCCCCTTTTATTTATTTTTTGTATTTATGACTTTAGAAAAGAGTCCAGGTTTTACTACCTCTTCTTCTTCTTCGTCTAAGTCTTCTTCTTCAAGTTCATATTCATCTTCTTCTTCGTCGTCCCAGTCTTCTTCTTCTACCCATTCAGTAGTTTCTTCGACTTTATTTGCTTCCCAAGCATTTACCATTTCTTCGGTAAGAGCAAGATCGTATCCACGTTTATGCAAATACTTAGTTGCTTCTTCGCGGGTCTTAATTTCATCAGGAATAATAATTTCCATGGGGTTCTCCTTATAATATAAAGGGAGGCGTTGACCGCCTCCCCCTGTAGTAGTTAAAGATGTTACTAGTTAAAATTAACCAGCTTCAACTGATACAGCGTATGAATACTTAGTTGCATCCAAAGCGTTGCTGCTATTTGTTGTCAGAGCTTTAAAGTCAATACGTGTTGACATGTACATAGCTGTGACCTGCTGACGTGGTTCGTATTCAGACTCAATCTCAATACCACGACGTTCGGCAATCATAAAGCCTGGCTTATAGACCAATGCACCGATGTCGTTACCTGTCTGACCAACGTTATCCAAGAACTCAGTGATTGCAATTGGGATACCGTAAACGGCGCCAACAGAACCTGTGAGGTATGTTGCGTTTGGACCAAACTTGTCAACTGTCTGGAAGTCAGATGTTGTTACAAGGTTATTGTAACCTTCGATTGATGTCAGATAAACAAGATCTGCACCAAGCTGAAGTCCGTACTTACCAAGCTTTGTACGAGCAGAAGCGATATCAGATGGATCAGCTTTATCGTTTGCTGAACCTGTATCAACTGTAAGACCTGCGCCTACATCGTCAGTTAGGTTTGTGATACCTTCGATAACAGAAGCATAACCAGTACCTGCTGTGATAGCATTTGTTGGTGATGCTGTAAAGCCGCTAAGAGCGCCTGTACCGCGAAGGATTGACTTATCAATCGCACGAGCAAGACGACGAGTCGCTGCTGCACGTAGGAAGTCTAGAAGTGGAAGAACTGTATCTTCCTCTTCGTCCTTGGCTAGGTGTGTTGTAGCCATGAACTTATGTGGTGTGAAGTCTACAGATGCGATTGTGTTTTGATTTGTGGTCGCTACACGTGTTGCATCAGCAATGCCTGTGGCAAAAGTGCCAGAAGCAAACTGTGCTACATCACCGTCTGTATCTTCGTCTGCTACTGGTACGCGGAAAGTTTTTGCGTCCACTGCAATACGGTTAAATAACGGAGCAACTACTAACTGCTGTTCCATTTCTGTATAGATGTTGTTTGAGAAGTTGCTCAAGAACTGATCTACAGATGTAACTGCTTTCATGCGCTCACCCATTTTTGTATCAAAAACGTCACGCTTGTTAAGTAGTTTAGCAACCAATACAGCATTTGCCATATCTTTTTCAGAATACTGTGCTTGTGAGCGAGTATTTTCCTGGTATGCCATTTTTGAGCGTTGCAGAGCTGCAATCTCATCTTGGTATTTGTTCATCTGAGCCTTAAGTTCTGCAACTTGCTCAGTTTCACGAGGTGTGTATGCTGTTGGGGCATCACCTTTTACCAGCATCTGCTGATCTTGTGCTTCAGATTCAGCCACGAATGCTTCACCAGTTTTTTCTACTAGCGCGGCAACTTGTGGTTCTGATACGCGTGCTACCGGAGTAGCTTCTTTTTTGATCTCTTCAACAGCCTTCTTTTCAGATGCGCCTGTATCAAGAACGATTGGTGTATCAACGACTTGTTCAGCCATTTCTTTCTCCTTTGTAGAATGTGTGTGAAGCTCTTTTGACTGATCGATAGATCCTTCGTCCTCACTTACTTTTTTAGTTTCGATTTTTTCGACTTGTGAAAGTTCTTCTGCGTTCACATTAAGAACATTATCACAGTCATTGCCTTTAGCGTCAACCTCTAAAAATTTATAGATTGGGCTTTGGCCTGTAGCAATCTTAGTTACTTTAAACATCTTTTCGTTGTAATGTACTAAATCACCGTGTTGAAGTTTTGTTGTGTCTACTTCTTCGGAAAGCATATTAACGAAAGGAATAGAGGCGTCTGGATCACGAATCTCAATTTCGTCATCCTCTTCATCTTCCTTCTGAATATCGTTATGTTCTACTTCCTCAGAATCGGCTTTAACTTCAATTTCTTCAGCTTCAGTTTTCACTTCGGCTTCTGTTTCTATTACGGTCTCTTCAACTGAGATCTCAGCTTTGGTTTCCGCAATTTCTTCAGATTTTGAGTTATCCATTGCTTCCTCCTCGGATGGAGACATAGGACGTTCGTTAACAACATCGCCCTCCTCCATATCATGAATTGGAACACCCATCATGGTAATCTCGTGTGAATGACCTTCGGCCTCTAACACAACACCTGCCATAATTTTATGAGCATGGTTTGACATATGAGATGCGTAGGTTGTTACACCATTGCCATTTTCATCCATTTCCACAGTGTGGTAATGCCCATTGCTCACGTCGGTGACTCCTGCTTTAATTTTACGCATCATCTTAATTTCTTCTTCATTAGCTTCCTTAAGAGACTTCTTAAATTCCTCATATTCAGAATCATCTTCAAACGATTTACGGATTGAAAATAGTGATTCTTGATTACAAGGAACAGAAACTACAGAGATTTCAAGTAATTCGACATCTGTGATAAGCATTGAATCGTCTTGATTATTATACTTACCATCTTTTACACGAAAACCAACAGAAAAGCTTTTCAAAGCACCATCTTTAATAAGAGTTTGTACTCCGTGATTCTTTTCAGCGGCTTCAGATACAGCTGCTTCTACATGAATTCCTTTACGATCTACTCTAATGTTTTCTACACGACCAATTGGGCAGTCATGTTTATGTTGGTAGAGAAGAACAGGATTTTTTCTATAGTTATCAATGCCTTTTGCCCAAGCTTCTGCTGTAACTACGTCATTTGAACGATCTTTTGTAGTTGTATTAGCATAGCCTGCAATCTTAATAGATTTTGTTTTTTTGCTTAAGGCTTTAGTCTCGAAAGAACTATTGAGATAAAATGTTTTATTCATTTGATTCTTCCTCATTCTCATTCAGTGTTTCCCCTTCTAAAGGGCGTCCACCTTGGGTAGGGTCTGTGGCACTACCTGTAATGTTTTGTGGTACTCTTATGGTATCATTATTTTCAAGTTTTGGAAATCTTAATCCCTCACGTGCTTCATTTGGGGTTATAATTCCTGTATTTACCAGAGTAGAGTAATAAATTGCCTGTGTTCTGTTATCTGGTTGTAAGGCTGGAACCTTCATACGATCTGGACGAATGGTAACACCATTATTAAAGAAATGCATGAAGGCAGAAGCAAACTGTGATAACATAGGTAATATCGTATGTAGGTAAAATAATTTTTGATTAGCATCAATATTAGCATTATTACCTGACTTAAGAAGTACGTAAGGTACTCCTAATGCTTTAGCCATATCTTGTTGAATACGTTCAATAGAATTTTCAAAGTCTAATTGATCAAAAGACTTAGTTGAGAACTCATCAATCTTTAATCCCCCATCTAGAATAGCAGGATTACGTGCTCCATCAAAAATAGTAGTATAAGTATTACGCCAAGATTCTAATAATCTTTGCTTTACTCGTTGTGACAAGATAGAATCAGTTGTAAGAACAAAACCAGGAACAGCATTATTTTTAAAGAATTGACGTTGGAATTTAATCATGTAGTGATAAAGTTCCATCAGTTTAATTAAAGGCTTAAGTTTAGATGTTCCACGGAAAATAGATTGATCATTTTCTGCCATTACATGAATAATTTCATGTGGAGCAAACTGAATAGCTTCTGCTTTTCTTGATTGCTTTCCTCCACCAAAACCAAAGAAGTCAGAAGACTGCTGATTTGATACTAAGTAATTATAGTGAGATACAAAAGTACGCTCATCGGGAACAACTTCTACATCATTAGCAGGTAAAACATATAAATCTGCACCATCATAATAGAAAAATGCATTGCCATCTAAAACAAAGTCTAAAAATGCACGTCTAAATAGTCTAACTCTATCTTCAAAAGGGTTAGGTTTAATGTTAAGTATCTTATTAACTTTTTTAGCTGGAGAGCTACCTTCAACAATCATAGGAATTTCTATACAAGCATTAATAATCATTTCTACAGAACGATGAACTACTTCAATCTCTCTATAGGCTTGCTCAAAGTCAACAATTGTTTCAGGGGATGCGTAGGGCTCTAAAGAAGCGATTGAAGCCTGAGCAGGATTAAGTTTTAACCTATCAGCTACCCACTTCCTTACTCCTTGTAATTCTTCATAATCTGCCATTTTTTGCCTTTTGTATCTCTAGCCAGTTTTTAATCTTTGGAGCTAGATGATTTGAATAAGTTTGACCATAAAGAGAGTGAAGCTGTTTATGATGTTTAGAACATAAGGTAAATAAATTTTCATGACTCAACGCATCTTTACAGTCTTCAGCAAATTTTGGTCGTAAGTCTTTAATCATATCTACGCTAGTTATATCATTTATCTTGTTCGTCTCGCGCCACCTTTTGAAAAGCTCGCTTACGCTAAACAAATGATGAAGCTCTAAGAATTCAGTACTATCACAGACGAAACACTTATCACGTAACTTATAATCTTTTTTAATAAAATCCCTTATATATTTTATCGGGAATCTTTTTAACTCACTCATATTACGATATTTTCACTCAGCTACCAAGTTAAATTTTTAAATTTTTCGACTACCTTCCATCTCATCGAAAAATGAGAGGGATCTTTATTTAATCCTACATTACCTTCTGGTAAGTTTAAGACTTTTGCCGAAATGGTTTTCATAGGACATTTAAGATGTTTCTTTAAAAGATAACTAACTATAATATCATCTCCGCGTCTAGGGTATCCTATTTTTTCTAATTCTGATTGTATCTTATTTAAACCATCTTGTCTAACTAAAATTGCAGATCCTACAAGAAAGTCATTTTCAGCGTCAACGCACCAGTTGTCTTGAAGATCTTCGTAACAAGAGGCCTCGGAAACATTAGTCTTACCGTAAATTCCAACTATAGTTTGTCTTTTCTTACGCATCCTAAGAATAGTATGAAGATCTATTAACATGTCATCATCTAAAATAAGCTTATAATCTTCAGGATAATCAAAACAACGAATCCACCGTTCCATACAATAGTAGTTCTTATTATTATTTATAACATCAACAGGTTGTCCTATGTAAGGAAAAGGTTCTGTAGGATTATTATTAATTACTGTAATAGGGTACTGATCTCTATATGCCTTGATTATTTTATGAACATTCTCCGGTCTTTTGTAGTTTAGAACCATAATTCTTATATCAGGCATAGATTGAAATATTACTCATCTTAGAATGTGTATAGATTGCATATCTTACTGCATCACAAGGGTGAGAGGACCAGTCATGAATTGGCTTAGGTGTTTCAGTATTAGGGTTCCATCTGTAAGAACTCATAGCTGAAAAAGTATGAGATGCACCTAACGTATCAAAATATAAATTATCTTGTTCTAGTAATACTTGAACATAACTAATACCGTCATTTACTGACTTAACTGCATTCTCACAATAAATATCGTAATCGTAAGCAAAATCAGCTTTTACTTGTTGAGCTGCTGAATCAATGTATATTGCATCTATATTCCACTCATCAACCTTCTCTGAAATTACAGAAGCAAGCTCAGACGTAGTTGACTCTTTTGATATATACTCATCTATTATATAGTAAGATTGTCCATCATACCCGATCACTACAAACACATTCTCATCACGATAACCAACATCTAGTCCTGCGATAACTTCTGAGAAACGTTCTCCTATAAACTCTCCAATATGTTTATCTTCATCAATAGATTCATAAATCTGTGCCTCTGTAGTAGTCCATTCACATTCATATTCTTGTGCAAATAGTGCTCTTGATACTGCTTTTTTAGCTTCTTTAATATCATTCTCAGATAACAAGGGGTTAGACCTCCAAGTAAATAAGTCACCACCCCAATCAGGGTATTCTTGGTCTTGTCCTCTTAAATAATAATTGTATAAATAGTTGCCTTTACCACGTGGAGTAGAAATCCATAAACAACGAGAATCTTTAAAAGTAGAAAGAGCTGGACGAAGATCACGAGTAAAATACTCTTCATTAGGGATAATAGCTGCTTCATCAACTATTAATAGGTTAGCAGCTCGGCCAACAAGAGAATCACGATTATTAGCAGATAATAGTCTAAAAACTGACCCATTAATTAGTCTTACTACTTTATCTTTTTGATTGAATTTATCAACTTCGATCTCAAGTTGTTTAATAAGATCAGTTACATAGTCCCAAATAATAGAAGAAAGAGAAAAGTTAGGAGCTACGACCATAACCTGTTGACCAGGCTCTAGGAGCTTTGCAAAAGCTAATATAGCGGCTGCATATGATTTACCTGTTCTTCGTGCTGCGATGTGGACAAAAAATCTATTTTCATTTAGACCTTTAATCATAGCCTGTTGAGACTCATTAAAAGTAACAGGATTAGGAAGTTTAGTTAAAAGTTTGTCTACATTAAGACGAAAAAATTCTTTATCACTCATTTAGGTAAAATATTAATTGCTGTTGCTACAAAAGCAACTATTGCTGCAGCGGCTCCGCCTACCCATAAAAGGGTTTTTAACGAGGTCTTGCCTTGTGATGCCAACTGGCTGACCTCGTTTAATTTAGTATGCATAGTAGTCATTTGTTCTTTCATCTCTACCATTGCATTCATTATTTGTGCGTATCTTTCCTCACACACAGCTTCGTGGGCTGAAATGTTAGCTCTGTTAGTCTGAGAACGCTCATGGAGTGTCTCGATACTGCCTTGTATTTTATCTAACTCTCTAAAAGAACTCTCAGCCATCCGATTATGTCTTAATAATCCACTGTACAACTTGTGAAGGTAGAGTAGTGTTCACTGTAAAAGCGTCAATAGTTAGTGCAGGAATTGAATGTGTGTGCGCTGCTTGGTTGACTGAGTTTACACCAGAAGCAGTGGAACTATCCTTCGCTGAGATAGCAAAGTTTCTATTACCGATAGTCAGACTAGCAGAAGCAGATCCAGTAGTTCCTGTAGGTGTCGTGGCATCTGATTTTGATGCAGAAGCCATCACTGCAGAAGCAGCAATACCTGTTGTAGCAGCACCTAGAGAACTCATATTTGTCCCTTTACCTAGCGGAACACGGTCTTTAAGATCAGGTAAATTAAAGTTAGACGATCCATCTCCAACACCGAAACTAGTACCTATTACAGCAAAAAGTCTTGCAAAAGTTGATCTACTGATTGCGGCGTCATCACAGACTTTCCACCCTGCAGGTGCGCTAGCATTACCGAAAGCTACGATTGTTCCTGCGGGGACGATCTCAATACCTCCCGCATCTGAACCGTTATGTAGAATTAGAGCATCAGTAGACGTATCAACGGTTACTTCCCCGACTGCTCCTGTAAAAGAATTATTTTGTGACGTGGTACCACGTCTGAATTGTAACTGAGTTGGCATCTCATATCTCCTATTTTAAATATATTATTAGCTTAATGCACCTAAATCTTCGGTCCCTATTGAACCGGTAGGTGACGTTAGCATGTCAAAAAGTGTTAGTCCTGCTGTAACCTGACCAAAAGAATCAGTTGCGGCGTTAGCTGCATCTAATAATCCATAGTCTCCTGCAGGAAAAGTTGTTACTGCGGATCCTGCTGATTGTCCTGATCCATCTGCAAAGATTAACTGACCGGACTGAATTCTTATATTACCGTTAACAACTAGAGCATCAGTTGCAGCTGGGTTTGTATTAGCAATAGCCATATACTTTGCTATATATACATTACCTGCTATCCCGACATTAGCAGAAATTTCTGCGTTACCAGTAATTCCCACACCTGTTTGTTTGGTGGCGAGATGGGCGTCGCTGTCGTAGTATAGAGTTACTGCTCCATCAGAGTCAGCTTTAAGCATGTTCTCATTGTTATGTTTGGCTAATACAATAGAACTAGCTGTAGTAAGCCTTAAATTACCCGTTCCACTATCTCTGACATAACTATGTGAGCCGTCATGGTAAATCTTTAAATCCTTATCAGCACCTAAAGATATAACACCGTCATCGCCTACTATGACATTACCACCAGCTGCACCACCAACTGTAACAGTTGCATTAGCTTGAACTTCTAACTTACCAGTAGCGTCAAGACCTAAGCCGCCCATATATTTTGAAACTTTAGTAGTCATTATACGCCTTTCTTAGCTAAGTTATATCGAGTATAACAGAAATTTTGGTGGAGACCAAACTATTATTAGAATGCTCCAAGATCTTCTGTGGCCAAAGATCCAACGGGGTCTGTCTTCAGATCAAATGAAGTTAATCCTGCAGTGGCTATACCGAAGGAATCTGTGGCTGCGTTAGCTGCATCTAATAAACCATAATCTCCTGCAGGAAAATCACCAGTACTCTGAGCAGATATACCTGCCGCTAGTGCAACAAGATTGGAATTTAAATTCTGATCTAGACCGTCTAAGAAAGCTAACTCAGTCGATGTAATATCAGATATAGCAATCTTACCTGAGCCATCAGATACTAAAGTTCTTGAAGCAGTTAAATCTCCTGTAAGAACAGAAGAAATAGCACCTGCAATATTAGCAACTCTTCTAGCCTCAATAGCTGTTTGTTCTGTGACGTTTGCAACGCGTCTAGCCTCTACAGCTGTTGTTATCCCGACATTAGTTGTTAGTCGAGCTTGAATAGCTGTTGCTTCAGTACTCAGTGTTGTAACATTAGTAGAGATAGCAGTATTTAAGTCGGCACCATCATACTTTATAGTAGCCGCGTCAAGAACGCCTACACTAATATTAGACGCAGTTACAGGTGATAAGGATGTGTTAGATTTGGGATCTTTAGTGTCTGAGAACTTAAAAGTCTTAGCAGACTCGTCATAAAAGATAGCAGCATTACCTTGGTTGCCACGATTAAATAGTATACCTACATCTGCGCTTGGTGATCCAGAAACACCATCTGCAAGCATGATGATACGATCTTCAACATCAAGATTGGTAGTAGATACAGTTGTTGTAGCACCGTTAACAGTTAGGTTACCAGAAACAACTAGGTCATCACTCATATTAACTTGACCTGTAAAGGTCGCAGATACTAAGTTTGCAGCTCTTCTAGCTTCGATAGCAGTTGCAATAGTACTATTAGCAGTAATTCTAGCTTGTAACGCGGTATCTTCCGCTTGAAAGGCGCTAGAGTTAGCTGTTATCCTAGCTTGTAATGCTGTATCTGCATTAGTTAGAGCAGTTACGTTAGTTGTTAAGCGAGCTTGTAAAGCTGTATCTTCGTTATTCATAAGAGTAACGTTAGCTACTCTTCTAGCTTCTACAGCAGTAGTAATGGCTACATTAGTAGTAAGCCGAGACTGAAGAGCTGTATCTGCATCAGTAAAAACAGTAACGTTTGCTACCCGACGTGCTTCAATTGCGTCAGCATTTGCATCAAGAACATTTAAGTTTGCATTTAATCTAGTCTCAGTATCCGCCGCAGTGCCTACAGTTACGGACGCAACATTGTCTTGTACAAGATCAATATTAGCATTTAAACGAGTGAAAGTAATAAAATCATTAGAAGCGGCTACTAGAGTATTGGCAGCGATTCTTGCTTGAAGAGCTGTGTCTTCGTTATTCATAAGAGTAACGTTAGCAACACGTCTAGCTTCTACAGCAGTAGTAATTCCTACATTAGTAGTGAGTCTAACTTGTAAGGCAGTGTCTGCTGCATCTGATAAAACAACATTAGCAGCTCGTCTGGCTTCACCAGCGGCTGCATTAGCAGATACTACATTGATGTTAGAGTTAAGTTGTGTAAAGGTGACAAAGTCATTGGCCGCTGCGATTGAGGTTCTTAGATCAGATACCGCAACTTTCTTAGTGGTATCATTACCTACATCGACAATAGGAAATACATCATTATCTGCTAGATCGACTGCTGATAGGGCGACAAGCTCGGTAATTTTAACGTTGGCCATAGTAATTCCTTTACATAAATCCTGATACTTGTATTAAATCATAAGTTTAACATAGTGTCCAAATTAATTTATTAACGTACTTTTTGAGTGAGTATAACTTCATTATCTTGAGATACAAGGATTTCTCCATCCTGTGTTATAAGCTCTGTCCCTGCTGATTCTGCATCATGATTTAATACTAATAACCCGTTAGTGACGTGTTCAAGCTCTATACCCTTGCCATCTTGTGTAAGTAGGGTATCCGCAGTACTTGTAAAAGTCCCTGAAACAGGTGCAGACTCAAGAACGAGGAACAAACCATCATTCTGAGTAATAATTGAATCTTCACCTTGTGTAAGGATTCGGAAACCTGCATCAGTATCGCCAAAGCGTCGTCTGATAGAGGTTAAAGAGACTCCAAGTCTAAGGCGGGTTACTGCCATTAGATTCTCTCAGAAATGTATAATACTCCAGATTCTGTAGAGCCAAGAACTGATACAAACTTATCATTGTTTACCGCCGCAGTTTCAAAACCCATAGAGATATCATATGGAACTGTAGCTGGTAAAAAGTGTCCACTCGTTACAGTAGCTGCAACAGTGGTAAGACCGTGTGTTTCAATAAACGCATCTTTAGTAGAATACAAAGTTACTACACGGGTAGAAGATCCAATTTGTTGTGATACGTTAGAAGACGAAGAAGTAAAAGGAACTTGTTGTCCTCCATTATTTTTAAAGCCTAAAACGGGGATTGGATCGTTACCATCATCTCTTGGTTGTTTACTCATGATATTTCCTTTGCCTTTTCTTGATCTGTCCATGTAGAGTGCCAGCGGTGGCCCGCGCGGTCCATTCTTGCGCGAAGCGCTGCGATATTTTTTTGCCTGTTGTCCCAACTGGATCGAGCAGTTTCATGCCAGCCGGACAACTTTACATATTCAATTATAAAATCTTCCTTTGTTCTGTCCATTTTTAATCC